ATGTCACACCAGAAAATACTGAACCTCCAGCATTTTTTTCAGCTTCAACCATAGACATTTCTAAATAGTCTTCAAATCTTTTAGAAGTATCTCCTTGAGATTTTAAATACCATAAATATCCTGATTGTCCACTTTCACCAGAAACTTCAACCCAACCAATTTGAGAAGCGTCAGAACCGCTAATTTCAAAATGATCTTTAAGAATCATAGGGTTGTTGCTTAGTGATAAAAAGTTTGCTTCAATAGACTCGCCCATTGGATCAGTTCCTTTTTTAAATTCAGAACCGTAAACAAAAAACTTTATAACCTGATTGTCTGTGGTTGCGATACCAGAAATATCATCAACATGCTCTACACTATAAGGTCTAATTGTTAGCTGAGAAGTTGAAGCTTCTGCGCCAGCTGTAACTAGAGCTTTAAATACTATAGAGTTAACAACTGCTACTACCGTTGCGCCTTTTCTTACCGCGTGAGCTTCAGTTGAACCTGAATCAATACCAGTAATTGTATCTACAACACCTGTAACAGGGTTAATTTGTCCATTATATGCTAAATGCAATCTACCTTGCTCAGACCAAATAACTTGATCAGAAGCCATAGGCATTTCAGCACCTAACATTTGAATGAATCCAGAAATAGATCTGTCTCCATACTTTTCTACCTCAGCTTCATAAAGCTCAGGAAGATATTGTTGTGCCCAACCATTATTTCTTATATCTAAATAAGAGCCAATAGTTGTCATTTTTGAAGCAGAAGGAGTGACTAAACCGCCAGTTCCTACTGCGAAATCTGTTGCTGCCATTTTTAATTTTTAAATGATTAATAATTTTTTAACTTAATTTTTAGCCCTGAATTATTATCACCCGAAATAGCTTTTACTTTTAATCCCCCGGTTTCAACATAACCGTCTGCAGTTTTTCTAGGATTCATATTAATGTTCTTAGCTTCTGCAGCCATTTGCTTAATAGCATCTGCTTTACCTTGTTCATAAAAATGGTTTGCTATTCCATCTGGATTAGAAGCAGCAAATAAAGACTTATGGTAACCTTGTGCGTCAGTAAGCATTTTATCTTCACTGACATATTTATTAAAAACTTTTAATAAATCACTTTGAGTTTCCTGTACTTTATTAACATCTTTAACGTTGAACCTGTATTTTTTGTCGCCAACATTGAAATTAAAACCTTTAAAATCTTTATTGAAAACTTTACTAGTTTCTTGTTGAAAATGTTTTGTTTGCTTCTGCAATAATTCATCAGCTGATTTTTGCTCTTCAGTGTATCTATTGAAAAATTCTATCGCTTTTTGCTGCTCAGGAGCTAACTTAGAACCCAACTTGACTTCTTTGTAATATTTATCCTTAAGACCTGTCAAAAAGTTTTTAGCATTTGCGACTTCTTCTTTAAGAGCTAATTTTTTTCTTTTTACATCTTTATCACTATTTGATTCTTCATCTATAGAAAATTTATCTTCCATTAAAAATTGAATTTCATCGTAACTAAGATGTGGTTTTGTTTGTTTGTAATATTCTACTAACAATGTATTTTCATCTACGTTTTTATAATCTGTATTTAATCTAACGTAATCTGCCAGTGTTCCCCCTGTTTCATTCATAAACTTAACTAAGTCTATTATATTTTCAGGATAATCTACAACTGGGTCTTGTGTTTTTTCTTCCGATAATACTTCTTTTTGTTCCGGTGCGGTGTCGGCAACTTCATTGCTTCCATCCATTCCCTTCTCGTTAGCTGTATCTGTTTCATTTTCTATTACTTCTTCTATTATCGGTGTTTCTATTTCTTCCTTTTTTTCTTCTTTTCCGGAAGGTTCTTTAGTTTTTTCTTCGACGTTTTCTTTTTGAATTTCTTCGCTAGTTTTGGATTCGTCGCGTACAGGAATCTCATCTGCGCTTTGCTCTGGAACGGCATCTGTTTTTTCTTTATTTAGTTCGTTTAAATTTACTTTATACACTCCAGATTCTTCATCAAAATTTGATTTCTTCTGTACTTCTTGTTCTTTTTCTTGAATAGACTTTTCTTCAGCGTCTAATACTTTTGCTTTAATTTCTGCCATAATAAAATATTATATAATTGTTTAAAAATTTATCTTGGATCAAATTGTTCTAATCCAAATCCACCAAGGTTATCAAAACCTGCAGATTCAAAATCTTTTGGTGGGGTACCAGATTTTCTCTGGTCAATCAATTCACTTTGTTGAGTTGCTTGTATTTTTGTTCTTTCGTCTTTACGATCTTCTTTATACTTTTCTTTATTTTTAATCACGTCGGATTCAGCTTGTTTAAGCTGCATGTTCAATTGAAATTCAAATTCCATCAATTCTTTTTTAATTGCCGCTTCTCTTTCAAGCTTTGCAATATCAAATTGACTTTGCGCTTGTGCTATTTGTACTTTACTTTCAGCAATACCCTGCTGCTTTTGTATATCCGCCGCGGCTGCTGCTTGTGCTGCTTGTGCATTAGATTGTGATTGAGCTTGAATATTTTCTAATTGTATTTGTCTGTCTCTTTGAAATTTCTTTTTTCTTTTTATTTTTAAAACTTGATTAGCTAGTTTTATATTTTTTATTTCTCTTACATCTATAGCATCTTCAATTTCTATTTGTTTTTGGCTAATAGCCATTTGAATATTATTTTCAAGCAATTGTTTTTCTTCTTCATCAGGGGATAATTCTAAAAATATGCCAAAATCATGTATATGCAAATCTTTTATTTCTTTTAAATTAGCAACATTAATTTTTCCTAATGACTGTAAAAATTGTTGATTTGTGTTAGAATATTCTAAAACATCAGCTATCCTTAATGAAACAGCTTCAGCGGTTTTTAATGTTACAAATAATCCGCTTTGTAATATATGCCTAGTTGCTGTATTGCTATTAGCTGCTGCTAATTTTTGTAAACCAACTAAAGCATTTTTATCTGGTGTACTGCCGTCTCTTGCTTCATTTAACCCAGTAACATCTCTCATCATTTGTAAATAATAATTATAACTACTAATTAAACTAGATATTTTATTATTACCTCCAGATGATCTTAGTTCTTGAATAGGAACTCTACCGTTATTAAATTCACCATCTTGTGTCATTGATCTACCAATAACAGAACCAGTTTGGAAATACATATTTAACGCTTCTTGTGGATTGTAGTTTGTTCCATTACCTAAGTCCACTTCAGCAATGCCGTCCGCATCTAAAAATACCCCGTCAGGAACCATACGAGACAACACTTGTTGTAATTTAAGATGCGTTATTTGAATCATATCTGCAAATGATGTCATTCTGCTAACTAATGATTCAGGCTTTCCTTTATAAATTCTAGGTGCTACAATATTATAACTCATCTGAACTTTTGTAATATCAGATTTTGGTCTTGTCATATTTATAGCTTTTTGCCATTTTAATATTTTTTCAAGACCTACTATTTTTGCACCTTCATATAAACATTCAATTGATCTATTTACTCTTTCAAATCTAGACCTAGAGTCTTTAGGAGGGTTAAAAGTATCATCTTTTTGTAATGCTTTATCTGCCCCTGTTGACGTTTCTTTTATTTTATAAACTTGATTTTGAAAAGTTTTATATTCAAAATATAATACATATACATAATTTCTATCCTGGCTTTCTGCGGTATAAGATTTATTATACAATTTAGTATTCCCTGAACCATAGCCTTCAATATCTTTTATATCTTCATCTGTTAACTCTGGAAATTGTTTTTTAAGTTCAACAATGGAAACTCTCCTTACTTCTCCTACATAATAAATATCATCAAAATAAGGTGATTCAGTATAAGAATAAACTAAATCAGAAGGGTCTACATATTCAAGCTTTATTCCTTCTGCTGTATTAAAACTATTTTTAACACAACCCATACCTAAAACAGTTATATCATAATCAAGCCTTTTCTTTAATAAATGATATTTATTTAATTCAAAAACATTATTTATAGCTTCTTCTTGTGCAATTTCAATGGATTGTTTATAATTTAACTGCATGTGTACCTGAAGCTCCTCGTTATTTTCTGGTAGCTCAGCAGGATCAGTATTAAAAGTATTAATTCCTAAATTTTTTTCTAAATCATCTTTATATTTATATGAATACATATCTATTAAAAGCTTCTTCATATAATTTGTTCTAACTTTTGTTGATGATGGGTCAACGGAAAATGCTTTTAAATCATAAGCTCTTTCTGCAATACCGTTAACAACTATATCTACAAACTTAGGTATAATTGGTACTGGCTTCCAATCTAAATTTAAATATGATAAATCACCATTAATAGATAATTCATCTTTATATTTTTGTATGCTTTGTTCGCCTCTTGCATATAGTCTTAATCTATGAAAGTTATCTCTATTTGCAAAGTAACGTGTACTTCCTGAATCTTTTTTAAACCATTCTGATTCTATAGCTTTAGCAACTTCTAACCCATATTTAGGATTTGCCTTCTCAATGTCGCTTATAGCTTGACTTGGGAAAATACCTTTTGTAAGTACTTTTGCCATTTATTGTATTATTTTTGAAAAATTTCCTTTATTATTATATTTAGCAAAACTAAAATTTACTTTACTAGCTAATTTATTATTTGGTTTTGGTGCGTATAAATTTTTATTACATGCCATAACTGCTAATCCTGAACTAATCGCGGCATCAAACTTTGTTCTTTTATTTATATCAAATTTAGCCCAATCATTTAATGTTTCATTAAAATATAAATCTCCGTGTGTATCGTCTGCTTTTATACCTACGTAAGAATTTATATAACTTTCAATTGCAGCAGCATGAGCTTGTCTTATATCTTCACTTGAGTTTGGTATACCACCTATTTCTTTTTCTGCAGCTGATAATTTGTTCCAAACTTTATCAGGTCTATTCATTGAATAACCTCTATATCCTCTTCTTTTTAAATAATATAATAATCTAGGTTTATTATTTTCTGCAAGAAGTGGCATACCATAAAAATGTAATGCCATCAATATATCTTCAAAAAATATTTCTGCTGTTTGTGGTCTAGCTATATATTCTAAAAAAAATCTATTTGCAGGAACTTCTTCCATACTAAATTTTGTAAGACCGTGTAATGAACCTTTAGATCCCTTGCCGTCGGTAGTTCCGGATATATCATAGCTATCGCAACCAAATGCGCCAATATGTTCATTTCCTGGATATTTAATTCCATTTTTTATTATTACTCTATTTTGTAAATTTTTATTTGGTATCCAACTAATATTAAATCTTCCGTTTGGATTTGGTATAAACTCTACAGCAGTATCTTTAATACCATTTTTCCATTGAAAGCTACCTTTAGTAATAAGTGCTTCATATTTAACACCTTCATTAAAATCAATTTGTTCGTATATTTTAGCTAAATTAAATATACTATTTTTAGTTTCATCTCTAAAAGCGTGTTCTTCTGTTCGCGGAAACTGTCTGTAAAATTCATTTAATCCGTCTTGATCGCCTTTTAAACCGGCAACTTCATTTTCCCAATGTTCAATAACTCCAATGTCGATAACTGATCCATGTACGTCTGTAACTTCTTTTTCCGGTGTGTTGAATACAGGTAGTCCATAAGAATCAATGAATCCCTCGAAGTTCCATTCCATAGGTATAAACAAACTATATAATCCCGAGCGAGTCTGTCCATTGCGATTTCGTTTTGTAACGTTTGAATCGTTATATAATTTTTTAAAGTTTTCTCCACCTTTATCTAATGAATTACTTGTTGAGCCCATCATACATTTACCTATGACTCTTGATCCTAATCTTAATGTAGTTTTAGTAACTCTCCAGTTGTTTAATATATTTTCCGGTCTTTCCCATTTACCAGCTTCATCATGAACTAACAAATTTAGTTTCTCCCCGTCGTACGAGTTGTCACCGGTGTTTTTCCAGTCAATCGTGGTATCGAGCCCTGAGAGCTCCTCGGCCCTTTGCTTAGAGAATAATTTTTTTCTCGTAAACTTTGATGCGGGTACACGATAAGCCAATTCGGTTTTGGGACGGTCCATACCGTCTTGTATCGGTTTGAAAAAGAACGGATAATTGACTGATATTGGTACGACTTTATCTGTGAACATTTTCTTAGCGTCGGCCCCAGATTTGGACAATATACCGTACCGTGAATCTGATGAAATTGTGGCGAGGTTAATAGTTTCGGACGAAGCCATAAATGAAAAGCCGGATCGTCTATTTTTAAGATAGCACATTCCATAACTTCGTTTATCTGCTTTGCAAGCTTCCCAGAATATGAAGAATAATCTGTTTGCTTCTCTAAACTCTGGCCGGCCAACATCAATCTTGGTCCACTGCAAGTACATGTAATGAGTACCAGTAATGTAAGTATCAACACCTTTATTACTGAACCAATAACCTTGTTCTCTTTTAGTAAACTCTTCATCAATATAGTCATACCATTTATTTTGAAAATCAATTGGTAAATCTTTCCAATCAAATATACTTTTAATTCTATTTAATTCTTTAGGATACTCTTTAGCTTCCCATTTATTATTACCTTTAAAAACACTCTTAGCTTTTGGTAAAGCTATTTTTAAATTTTGAATTTCATATATTTCACCAATCTCACCTGTTTTAGATATAACAATAATGTCGTTTTCTTTATTATATCCGTATTCCCACTTTTTAGATTTGTTTAATCTTTTTATCGTATTTATTTTTATAGGTTCAATAACCTTATATAAATTTTGTTGATACATTATTTAGATCTTTTTTCTGCAAAACCTTTAAATACATTTTCTTTTTTTTCTAAAGGTTTATTTTCTAATAATGATTTTTCTTCTTCAATACGATTTAATATTTCAAATGCATCAAATATTGCTAGCTTTTTTGTAGCAGCTGCGTTTTTTAATCTATCAGCAGAAACATCC